TATGACGCCTACACCAAGGCGTTGGCGGCGGGGTGGCTGACGGTGGACGAAGTGCGCGAGCTGGAGGACCGGGCGCCGCTCGGCGCCGCAGACGTGGGAGTGGCGTGATGCTGGAACTGTCGATGGAGCTGCGGGACGTTCAGGCGCCCGAGCGGATCATCTCCGGGGTGTGCGCCCCCTACGGCGAGGTGACCCGCCTCATCCGCAGCGGCGGTGGGGAGCGGCTGTTGGCCGGCGCCTTCTCCCGCACGATCCGCCACCGAGGTAACCGCATCCCCCTGTTCCGCAACCACGAGCACGACATGGCGTTGGGCGTGTCCCGCCGCTTCATCGACGGCCCCGACGAGCTCGTGGGCGAGTTCCGGGTCAACGACGGCCCGGCGGGCGACCGGCTGTTGGAGGACGTGGAGCGGGGCTACCTGCCGGGCCTGTCGGTGGGGTTCATGCCGCTCGACACCGACCGCGACGGCGACGGCATCACCGAGGTGCGCGAGGCGCAGTTGGTGGAGGTGTCGATGGTGGGGCTGCCCGCGTACGCCGGTGCCGGGCTCCTCGCGGTCCGCCAGGCGCAGGACCTCGACGCCCTGCTGGCCCCGTTCCGGGTGCCCCGCCCCGACGTGGACCTATCGCCCATTCCACCGATCTGGTCCCGCTGACGACATGGGAGCCTTCGCGCTCTACTGCCTCGCTCGGGAGATAGCTATCCAAGAGCTGGTCATGGCCATGGCGCTCGAAGGGTCCTCCCGCTAGTTCTGGGCGGCCCCCCGGGCCACCCCGCCGGTAACCCAACGGGGGGCCGCTCAGTCAACCGCGAGGTGGTGGACTCCTCCGATGGCGAATGACGACCTAGTGGAGATCCACGTGGCCAGCGGCGTGAACGAGGCCGGCGCTGGATTCTGCACGATCACGGCCCGAGGCGGCGGTGGCCGCATCCTGATCGGCCAGCTCGACCCCGAGACGGTGCGGACCATGGCACTGGATTGGCTGGGGGCGGCGGAGGCGGCGGAGCAGGACGCCGCGGTGTTGCGGGTGGTGCGCAAGCTGGGCCTACCGGACGACCTGGCTGGCGCCGTGATCGCTGAGCTGCGGGACACCCGGGCGGAGTAGGGCAGGCCGTGTTGCCCGTGGGGCTGGTGTTTCACGTGAAACGTTCTGAGGCTGGTGGGGGTCAGAACCCTTGACCGCCGGTAGAGGGTTGCCGTACCGTCAACGCCGATAGCTGCGGCCCGCGTCGGCCCGCATCCACTTGGCGCCTGGCACCCCACGACGGTGGGCCCGCCGGCCCGGTGGAGCACCCGGAGCACCCGTAGGACACCAGAACACCGTCCTATGAGGAGCCCACTGTGCTCACGTACCTGTCCCGGCTGACCGCCGAACGGGACTCACTGACGCAAGCCGCGACCGACATCACCGAGCGGGCCGCCCGCGACGAGCGCGACGTGACCGACACCGAACGCCAGAGCCTCACCGGCATGGCGAACCGGTGCCAGGAGATCGACGCCCAGCTGACCGAGTACTCGGCGCAGGCCCAGTCCCAGCGGGCCTACGCCACGCTGCGGGCCAACCTGACGCCCGCCGAGGAGGAGGCCCCACCCCGCCGGGAGCTGGCCACCAGGGCGGCCCCCGAGCCCGAGGGGTGGGGGGACCTGTTCACCCGCTCCGCCGCGTTCGAGCAGTACCCCGGCGCCGGGTCATCCCAGCGGGTGGAGGTGCCGTTCGATCTGGAGCAGCGGGCCGCTATCGGTGTCTCCACGTTCCCCGTCGCCGGGCAGGCGCCGTTCTACTGGACGCCCCCCCAGTACTCCTACAACAGCCCGCTGCTCGACGTGTGCGGGAAGGTGTCGACCAGCTCGGGCGCCGTGTCTTACGTGCAGTGGACGCCGAACCCGCAGGCCGCCGCATCGGTCGTGGGTGAGGGCCTGGCGAAGCCCGAGGCGGCCATGACCGCTACGGGCGTTTCAGTGTCTCTCAATACATATGCGCACTGGAAGGAAATCACCCGACAGGCGTTGGAAGACATTCCAATGATACGTAGTACCGTGGAAGGCCGTCTGCGGCAGGGGCTCGTGCGGGCCCTGGAGGACGGCATCGTGGCCGCCCTCATCGCCGCGACGCTGCCCGCCACGACCTCCTCCACGGCGGCCGGCGGGAACCTGCTCGCCGCCATCCGCAAGGGCGTGGGCGTGGTCCAGGCGGCGGGGTTCGCGAACCCCAACGCCGTGCTCCTCAACCCGACCGATTTCGCGGCGCTCGACGTGGCCGTGATGACCAACGCCAACCAGACACCCAGCGTGGGCTCCTCGTTCTGGGGGATGCGGCCGATCGCCTCACCCGGTCAGCCCGCCGGCACCGCCACCGTGGGCGACTTCTCCACCGGTGTGACGGTGTTCAGCCGGGGGACGGCCCAGGTCTATCTCTCCGATTCTCACTCCGACCTGTTCATTCGCAACGTGCTGATCCTGCTGGCGGAGACCCGGGCGCTGCCCACGGTGCCGGAGCCTGCGGCGTTGTGCGAGTGCACGGTGGTCGCCTGAGTCATGGCCGCGACCAACGCCACGGTGCGCATCTTCATGGGGCTCGATCCCGCCACCCTGGTGGATGAAGATGCGTTGACCCAGGCGGTGGCCGCAGCGAACGACCTGGTGGCCACGTTCCGCCCGGATCTCACGGCTGAGGACCCGTGGGCGGCCCGGGCGGACATGGCCGCCAACATCGAGGCGGCCCGCCTCTACGGCCGCCGGGGCTCGATCCAGGGGGTGGCGGCGTTCGCTGATCTGGGCGTGACGCTGCTACCCCGCCTGGACCCCGAGGTGCGCAGCCTGTTGGAGCTGGGCGAGTACCAGCAATCGATCGTTAGCTGATGTCCTCCTACGAGCGGGCGCAGGAGCTGGCCGACAAGCTGACCTCCAACGGAATCGCCGCAACCGTTGATCCTCGGGGTGCGACCCCACCAGTTGTGTTGATCGTCCCGCCGGCCCGCACCTACGACCTGGGGTGTGGCTACACCGCCGGCTGGGAGTTGTGGGCGCTGGTGCCGGGCACCCCCAACGCCGATGCCCACAAGGCGCTCGACGCCCTCGTGGACCGGGTGGCGGCCGTGCTGCCCCTGGAGCGGGCCGATCTCCAGTCCTACGTCCTGTCCGCCGACGCTCCGCCGCTGCCCGCCTACCGCTGCACGTTCTCCGAAGGGATCTAGCCATGGCCATCACCGAGTCCCGCCTGAAGGACGGGGTCCTCAAGTTGGGCGCCACGCCCACCGAACTGGACTTCTCCTGCCAGGTGACCAACGTCCGCATCAACAGCTCCTATGACGACGACGGGGACGCGGTGGAGACGTTGTGCGGCGACCAGATCCCCGCCGGCCGCAAGCTCGGTGGTCGGGCCCTGGCCGGCACGGTCATCCAGGACTGGACGGCGGCGGATACCGCCTCGATCGTGGACTTCGTCTGGGACCACGACCTGGAGGTGATGGCGTTCACGTACACCCCCAACGCCGAGGGCCCCACCATCACCGGCGAAGTGCGCCTCGAGGTGATGAGCGAGACGTACGGCGGTGACGTCAACACCCGCATCACGTCCGACTTCGAGTGGTCGATCACGGGCGAAGTGACCCGCACGCCGCCGGTGGTCACCGCCACGGCCGGCTCGGGCCGCGAGACCGCCACGGCCGCCGCCTGATGGCGCAGCCCGACGTCGGGGTCGAGATCGTGGGCCTGGCGGAGCTGACCCGCACGTTGCGCAAGGCCGGCGAGGACATCTCCGAGCTGAAGGAGGCGCACCGGGCGGCGGGGGAGATCGTGGCGTCCTACGCCTCGAGCATCGCTCCCCGCCGCTCCGGTCGCCTCGCCTCGAGCATCCGCCCGATGAAGCAGGCCCGGCGGGCCCGGGTGGTCGCCGGGCGGGCCAGCGTGCCCTACGCCCAGCCCATCCACTGGGGTTGGGCGGCCCGGGGCATCAAGGGGCAACCCTTCCTGTCCGACGCCGCCCGGGCCACCGAGGGCCAGTGGCTCCCGAAATACCTGGCGGACGTGGAGGCGGCGCTCGAGCGGGTGGTGGGCGCCTGATGGCCCGCTGGCAACGGTTCCGGGTCGAGCTGGAGGGCCAGGAGCCCACCGAGGTGCAGACCAACGCCCGGGACTGGGCGGCGGTGGCCATCAACGCCGAGCGGGCCATGGACGCCACGTTCCGAGTGGTCCACGCCGCCATGGTCCGCCAAGCCATGGCCTGCCCCCGCCACTACGACGCCTTCCTGGACGACCTCGCCGGGCCGATCGAAACCGTCGATGAGGACCCCGAAGCGTTGGAACCTACCCCGCAGGGTCCCTAGGAGCGATGGCCGTGGCTGTCGCGATCAGGGTCGGGTCCGGCCCGGCGGAGTGGCTGGAGGACCCACGGGCCACGGTCACAGCGGTGGAGCTGTTGTCGGAAGCTGACCGCCGGGCCCGGGCCAAGGGGCGCTGATGGCCGCAACAGCGCTGCTCAAGGTCGACATAATCGGGGACGCCACCAAGGCGCTCAAGGCGATGCGCGACACCGAAGACGGCGCCAAGACGATGAAGTCATCGTTCGGGACCGCCGGCAAGGTCGTGGCCGGCGCCGTCGGCACCGCCGCCATCGTGGGGTTCGGGAAGGCCAGCTTCTCCGCGGCGGAGGACTCGGCGGTGGCCAACGCCCGCCTCGAGGCGGTCATGCGCTCGATGGGCGACACCACCGGGGAGGCGACCAAGGACGCCCAGGACTACGCCTCCGCCCTGTCCAAGCGGATCGGCGTGGAGGACGAAGCGATCCTGGCGGGCCAGGCCCAGCTCGCGACGTTCGGGCAGGTGTCCTCGGAGGGGGCCCGCATGGCGGGCGTGTTCGACCGGGCCACCGCCGCCGGCGCTGACCTCGCCGCCGCCGGGTTCGGCAGCATCGACTCCAACGCCGTGCAGCTCGGCAAGGCGCTCGAGGACCCCACCAAGGGCATGACCGCCCTCGCCAAGTCGGGGGTGACGTTCACCGACTCCCAGAAGGACCAGATCAAGGCGATGCAGGAGTCGGGCGACCTGCTCGGCGCCCAGAAGGTCGTGTTGGCGGCGGTGGAGAAGCAGGTGGGCGGCACGGCGGAGGCCACCGTGACCGACTCCCAGAAGATGGCGTTGGCGTTCGGGGAGGTCCAGGAGCAGGTGGGCGCCAAGCTCCTGCCGGTGGTGGGGCTCCTGGCCGACGTCCTGTCCCGCTACTCGGGGCTGATCCTCCCGATCGTGGGGGCCGTGGTGGCGCTCGTGGCCGCCTACAAGCTGTGGAACATCTACACCGCCATCCAAGCGGCGGTCACCACCGAGGGATCGGCGGCGCAGGCGATCTTCAACGCGGTGATGGCCGCCAACCCCATCATCCTGGTGGTATTGGCCATCGCCGCCCTGATCGGCGCCCTCGTGCTCGCCTACATGAAAGTCGGCTGGTTCCGGGATTTCGTGGACGCCAGCTTCGATGCGGTGGTGGCGGCGT